CAGGCTGATAAACTCTGTAAACACAGCTATCATAGTGAGAATCCAGATTCTGAGGATAATCTTTTAAAATTTAAGGCTGGTGTAATTAGTAAAATGTCTGCTGTATTACAGCTAAATGAGGGTGTAAACATTCCAGAACTAAGACAGGGTATTATTTTACATGCCTACGGTAATGAAAGGAAGAGTTCTCAGAGAATAGGTAGATTGCTCCGGTTAAATCCAGATGAAACAGCCACGGTACACATACTTTGTTATGAAGATACTGTGGATGAAAATTGGACTAAATCCGCTCTATCTATCTTTGATCAGTCAAAGATTTTCTATAAATTTTTGTAATTTGGATAAAATAGAAATCTATTCTATATTTGTCCTACAATAATAAAACACTATGACTTCATTCATTTCAACCTTTATTACGGTCGGCATCTGTCTGGCTATTTATCTTTACATCAAGAAAAAGTATGCTGCTCAAATTGCTCTTCTTGAAGAGCAGATTGCTAATTTTACTCTTGATACTGTAAAATACGAAACTTGTATTAAACAACTTGAGAACAGAGTATTTATAGCAGAAAGAGAAATTGCTAACTACAGAACTAGACTTGAGACTTTGGTTGATATTAACAAAGAGCTTAATGCTTTTAAACCTCAGAGTACATCTGTCAATTCAGCTAAACCTGTTGATACTACAACTGCTGCTACTGAGGTTAAGAAAAGAGGTAGAAAGCCTGGTTCAAATAAACCTTTTTACAAGAAAAAGTCTGGTGGTAAGCCATCTTAATTAGATGATTAAGTTAATCATTGCAGAAAAGGAGGTTAACCCCTCCTTTTTTGTTGTATTAAAATTTAGTTTATGAAACAGCTGCCAATTACTATTCTCTTGGAAATGAGAGACGGGATACTTGTCCCCAAAACAGAGCTAGCAAAATACGCACTAGCTAATTATTTAAAAAATGTAGATGAGGGTGCTCTTATTCAGGTCACCTATGAGGAAAAAAGTACAGAAGGTACTTATGCTCAGATTAGTAAACTCCAAGCCTGTACCCGAGAATTAGCGAACTATCTCGGATACAGTCATGAAGAAGTTAAAGATATGATTAAGGTTAAAGCAGGTCTGTACAAATCTGATGGTGACATCAAGTCATTTGCAGATTGTACTAAAGAAGAGCTTAGTCTTGCGATTCAGTTGGCTCTTGATCTTGCAGAACAGGTTGATTTTCCGCTTCAATAGGATTACCGTTTTCATCTACAGGCTTACCTGTAGTCTTGTCTACCTTAATCATCTTAGTTACTTTTTGAGCTTTAGCTTGCTCTTCAATGTGAGCTTGTAGAGCTACAAGAGTAGTAAAGTGGTAAACATAAGGATCTTCCTGATTTGTTTTATCTTTTACATCCTTGATCAATTGGTTAAAGTGATCTTGGTCTTTGTAAGGAAAGAAATTAGTCAAGAATGTACTAAGTCTGGCAATAAAATCACCTGACACTTTAAGATCTACTGTACATTCAAATGGAATAATTTCTACATCTACAATGTTAGAGGTAGTTTCTGGAGCTGTGGTTTCAGTTGCTGGGATTTCAGCTACTACATTAGCTTCTTCTACGTTGTTTTTTACTTTGGCCATAGTTTTATTATTAATAATTACAAATTTATGATAAGTTCTGTAAACTTACAAGATGTAAAGCAAAAACTGTACAAAAAGCTGGAAATCAGCGGTTGGGATGACAAACTTCGGTCATTTTTACTGGGTAGTGAAATGGATAAAGTCCTTGAGATACTGCTAAATGAAGCTATGGATGGTAAAAGATTTACCCCTCCTATGAAATACATATTTAGAGCATTTGAAGAATGTCCTTATGACAAAGTAAATGTTGTTATTATAGGACAGGATCCTTACCCACAAATAGAAACTGCAGATGGTCTAGCATTTTCCTGTAGCATAAAAGATAAACCTGAAGTGTCACTTCAGCATATTTTTAAAGCTATAAAAGAATCAGTGCCAGAAGAATATCAGGACCCTAACCCCACCAATGATTTGGACAGATGGGCTAAACAAGGTGTCCTATTACTCAATAGTGCTTTTACTACGACTATTGGTAAACCAGGAACACATCAGCTGTTATGGCGACCTTTCTTGATAAATGTTATTGATTCCATGATTTGGAATAAGCCGGACATGATTTATGTATTTCTGGGTAAAAAAGCTCAGGACTACATGGACCTAATTCCAGACACTGGCTGTAAGATTGCTATTGAGCATCCCGCTGCAGCTGCCTATAAAGGTTCTATATGGGATCATGGTGATATGTTTAACAAGATTAATGAATGCCTAGATAAACTAAGTAAACCAAAAATTATGTGGTAATGATAACAGAAGAACAGTATAGGGAACTGAAAGAGTCCTATAAGAAAATTAAGAGTGGCATAATTGAGTTAGAGTTATGCCTAGACGACATTGCCTCTAAGCTAAATGTAATTTCTTACGACGGAAAACATATACCTAGATATTTTTCTTTACAGGAAATGATAAAATTTGGTAACAAAAGGTATGGTATCTTCAAAGACATGTCTAGGCACATGAAAAATGTATATATTCGCCATAGCTTTATTTACCTAGCCAGAGAACATGGATACACTTATATGGCAATAGCCAAAAGTGTTGGAATAAATCACCCCGCTGTTATTCATGCCTATAAAAAGGTGTCTGATTACCTTTTTGTAAAAGAACCTGGTTTTGTAAAAGTTTTTAATCTAGTTGTAGAAGAGTTTAATAATCACTTAGCTGAAAAAGGTAATGAATTCTTGGATATCACTGACACAGGAGACAGGATTGTCGCTTAATGAGTTATACCTATTGTGGTGTATACATCATAAGATCAAACCTTTAAATATTAATGCTCATTGTGAGCTGAGAAAGCTTAAAAGTAAAGACCTCATTGATTCTGAAGGTAAGATGACTCCTATGGCACTGGAGTTTATATCTAAAATACCCGGAGATCAAAAAGCAAAAGTTGTTAGTACTGATGACATAACAGATGACTATGTTGAAAAATACGTCATGTTATTTCCAAAAGGAAAACTACCAAGTGGTAAACAAGCTAGAGCTGATAGAAGAAATCTCAAGGCTAATTTCATATGGTTCTTTAAGAACTATAAGTATGACTGGGATACTATTCTAAAGGCTACAGCTCTTTATGTAGATGAGTATGAACGTAAGAATTATTTGTACATGAGAACGTCACAATATTTCATCAGTAAGATGAATCCTGATAAAAGTCGGGAGTCTGAACTTGCTAACTATTGTGCACAAATTATTAGTGGTGATTATCAAGATGATACCAATCACTTTTCAGAAAAAGTTGTGTAAGTCTTGATTTTACTGTATATTTGACTTTGCACAGGGGCCTAAAGCCTTTGTGCTTTTTTATCTAAACAACATGGAGACACCCACACTCTGGAAAAGCCAGAAAGAAGCCTTTCAGCAATCCCTTGAATACATGAAGGGGAGAATGGAAGGCAGAATTAAAAGTATTAAGACTCCGTGGACAAAGTTTAATGATGCAACTACAGATGGTATAGAATGGAGCTCACTCACTGTTATTGGTGGACGACCCGGTGCTGGCAAAACCCTAATTAAGGATCAGATTATTAGGGAAGCTTTTGACCAGAACGAAGGTGAATCTTTCAGAGTGTTAGAGTTTCAGTTTGAGATGCTGGCTAGAACCAGCGCTATCAGGGAGTACTCAAGTGTTATAGGCAGAACCTATAAATACTTGTGTAGTGCAGATGGAAAACTTACCAATGAAGATTTGGTAAGGTGTTATGATTATGCTAAAAAGAGAGTAGGTTACCCTATTGACGTAGTAGAAGAACCTATTACAGTAAATGAGTTTAAGGAACAAATAGGTTTGTACATGAGACAAAATGCTGTCCGTAATGAGGATGGTAATTTTGAATACACAAAAACTATTATAACCCTTGACCACTCTCTTTTGCTCAAGAAAGCTCCTTTTGAAAAGGACAAGTATGATACCCTGTATAATCTAGGTGAGGCTGTAACCGAACTAAAGAGAAGGTATCCTATTGCTTTTATTGTTCTGAGCCAACTTAACCGTAGTATAGACAATCCAGAACGGAATGAAGACGGTAAGTATGGTAATTACATTCTAGAATCTGACATTTTTGGTTCAGATGCTCTGTTACAACATGCCGATACTCTTATTGGTTTGAACAGACCCGGTAAACAGAAGATTAGATTCTATGGTCCGGACAGATATGTAATAGAGAATGATAAAATCCTTGTTATGCACTTCCTGAAATGTAGGAATGGCGATAACAGAATGAGTTTTTTTAGAGCTGAGTTTGAGAAAATGAAAGTAACTGAGATGGAAACACCACCTCAGCAAGAAAGAAGAATTTCTAAATAATAAGTAACATGAGTATAAGTACAAAAACAGAACCGTTGTCCGTTAGGGACAAAGTAGCTAACCTAAGAGAAAAACATCAGTTTATTTTTGAGGCTACAGGAATGCCTGGAGCATTGTTCTTTCCTAAAATGGCCTATAGACCAAGAGGTAAGGATGAGCTTTATGTAGGCTTCTTTGCTAGTGAATTCAAAAGAGAGGCGGATGTGTATACAGAATTTGTAAGTAGTGAGTATTATCCTGAGGATGCTAACAGAACATTGTGGGTCTGGCGTTATAATCCACATTGGGAGGAAGAGTACGATACTACTGAACCGAACAATCTAGGTCATGTAAGATATCTGGTTCCTGTTAGTGAATTGATTAAAGTCAGTTTACCTAAGGAAAAGATGCCGGTTGATCCATTTGAATCATTTGGCCATGACCTTACAGATGATGCTCCTATTGATGAGATGACCATTAGAGATTTTGCCACAATTATGACTGGCAAACCTCTTAGTTCTAAATCTTGGTTGAACAATCTTATTACAGGAAAATGAGTGAAATAGTATTACCAATGACTAAAGTCTCTGCTGAGACTAAAAGTCCTAAAAACCTTATCATCTTTTCTAAGCCTAAGGTGGGTAAAACTACACTTCTCTCTCATTTGGAGAACTGTCTTATCCTTGATTTGGAAGATGGTTCTGATTATGTAGATGCCATTAAGTTAAAAGCAAGATCTGTTGATGATATCCGAGCTATTGGTAAAGCTATCAAAGAAGCTGGTTATCCTTACAAGTACCTTGCTGTAGATACCATTACAGCTTTAGAAGAGATGTGTATTCCTTTTGCTGAGGATCTATACTCTAAATCTTCTATGGGTAAAAACTGGTTTACAGAAGGTAAGCCTAAGTACGGAAGTCTTTTGAATATGCCTAATGGTGCTGGTTATCCCTGGTTAAGGGAAGCTTTTACCAAAGTGGTAGATTATCTAAAAACATGGGCTCCTAGAATTATTCTAGTAGGTCACGTTAAAGATGTAGTACTTGACAAAAATGGTTCAGAGTTTAATGCTCTAGACCTTGACCTTACTGGTAAACTGAAAAGAATTACCAGTTCTCAGTCTGATGCTATTGGTTATCTATTTCGTAAGGGAGCTAAAAATATTTTAAGCTTCAAAACAACGGATGAAATATCTTGCGGCGCTAGACCAGAACACTTAAGAAATCAAGAAATTGTACTATCTGAACTGTCAGAAGACAATACATTAATTATCAATTGGGAAAACATTTTTATAGACTAAGACAATGATTACTACAAAAAACATCACCTCTGGAGGAGGTACATCTAAAGTTATTCAGCCAGGTAATACTACCTGTAAAATCAATTCTATTACACTTGATAAAGTTCCTTATAAAGAAGGTGCCTATAATCTTAATATTCATTTGGAGACACCTAGTCTCGGAGATGACTTTGAGGGTTTTCTTATAGACAAGGATAACTCAGATGGTCCTCGTTACAAAGGTCAAATCGGTAAAGTAAGATATTCAGAATGGCCTTATTCTGATGGTGAGACTAAGTCTGGTATCAAAGTATCTAGAGACGTTGAGATTCTGAAAGCTGTTCAATCTCTTTGCCGCGAGACAGGTTCTATGGTGTGGTTTGATGCTCAGGATAATCTCCATGAGACTATTGAATCTTTTGTTGAGCAATTTGATAAGGACAAGCCTTTCAAAGACAATTATCTAAACTTCTGTATTGCTGGTAAAGAATACATGAACAAGGCTGGCTATGTCAACTTTGATTTGTATCTGCCAAGAGCATCTAAAGGTCAGCTTAATATGCAGAAAATAGAGGCTCCTGTTTCTAAAGTGATGACTTTCTCTGATGTCGATCACATTAAAAAGGCTAAAACAGAATCTGTTGCGTCATTTTCATCTACAAGTGATGATGACTTAGATGTTCCAACAACATCTAAAGTATCTGCAGATTTTAATTTAGATTTATAAATTAAGGGTTATAAAGGGGGTGTCAAAGCCCCCTTTATATTTTTATACTATGATCAGCACTAAGTACATAGTAAATAGTCTACTTGATGTTCCATCATCGTGGATATTTGAAACATATTGTAGTCTTGGTGAAAAGCTTGTTGGTCAGGATGTAAAGATTAAGTCTATGTTTAATCCTCGGGACACTGTTCCTTCTATGGTAATATTCTGTAGACAGGATAGATACTTCTTTAAGGATTTTTCTACAGATGCTGGTGGAGATAGTACTAAGTTGGTAATGCATATGTTTTCCCTGAACAAAGGTCAGGCTATAAACAAGATTATTACTGACTATGCCGACTATCTTAAAAATAGTGGGTGCACTATATCAGATGTAGTAATAAAACAGAGGGCTAATTATCATCTAGAATCCTATGATACTAGAATGTGGACTAGGGGAGATG